TTTGATCATGGCTTTTTCAGCTTTTTGATAATCTCTTCGGCCCTGGGATTATCCTGGAGCAAGAATTTTTTTACATCGGTTGAAAGTCTATCCCACCAGGGGCGGACATTGTAAATATCCCCTAACCGGGAATGATTTTGATCCATGACGCCTTCGATATCTCCTATGCCTTTTTGTGCCTTTGGGGTAATGTCGATGGGGATGCTACTAAAAATATTCGGTTCTTTCGGTCTGCCAGGGACATATTCACTATATGGCCGATAATCCAAAGGCAAAGCATATTTAGGGTCAAGCATCAACATTTCATATTCATACCAGCGTTTCGGGTTATAAAGCACTCCCCGGTACCCCTGGCTTTGGAGTTGGTTTGAGAGGGCTTGGTTAAAGGGGCCGGTTTTGCTACTAAGTAGACTTGTTATGTCATCTCCGCTGTTTATGTTTTCTCTTAATTTTCTAACAATTTGCGGCCTTCTAACATAGTCTTGCAACTTTTTATTCGCCACCACATCATAAGCATCATTCAAGGCGTTGCGGCCCTGTTCCGTCATAAGGTTGACGGTTCGCTGAGTAGGTGGACCGCCGTATAAAGGCATGACACGGTGAATATTCTCATCTGCTGCGAACTTTGCTGATACTGTGGGAGTAAGACTCAAGGATATCCCCGCCGGTTCGCCCAGTTTGTTTGATATGCTGGCGGCGTCGTGGAGAGATTTGGGAAAGCCTCTATCAAAAGCAAGTTGTAATGATCCTTCGACATCTGATGGAAATCGATTTATAAATGTTAATGCTTCATCTGGATCTAATGCTTCGGCCGACTTCCATCTCGCCTTCTCGCTCATCCCGTGATACCACGAGCCCCGGAGGATTTGGTCGATCGGGTCGGGAGGGTTTAAGTAGTTAAATTGATCTATTGCCATTTGATAATCTGCTTTTGGATTACGTGTTAACCTGGCATTAGCGTAATCTTCTGCGGATTGATAACCAAGTAAATCTTTATCATATTCGGGGTTTCTCAAAGACCGCCCCATCTCCCCCCTTGCCCTTTGTTCCTCTGCCATAATCTTCCGCAAAGCCCTGATTTGTTCCGGGGTGCGAAAGTTGGGGCGAAGTTCAACGGGGGCAATCAAGGTATCTTCTGGCTGCGGTATTGCAAATTGTAAGAGGCTATTGCCTACTCTCTGCCATGTGGCCGGTTCCGTGACCATCATGCCGGGAGGGTCCGGCAAGGCACTATCGGATAATTTAGAGGATAGCCAGTCAATCAAGGCGTTCCTCTGGGCTTTCATCCGCTTAATCTGTGGGCTTAATACACTCATGGCAACCAGTTCACCGATAAGATATCCCTTGATACGGGGTCAGAGACTTTTAGCTTAAAAATACGGTTGTAACCGCTTCCCAGCCGCCGCCAGATTGATCTTGCCGTGTATTCCCCTACATTACCCATACCTGCCGAAAGCTCATTGCTCCAGGTTTTGCCACTATCGTTTGACCATGACAGGATAGCCGCCGGGTCAGTCGTAACCGCTAAATCGCCCCGATTGAATTGCACTTCCAGGCCGGTAAAGAATTGACGTTTGCCTTCGCTGCGGATCTCCGGGCTTTCAACTTCGGCGATTAGCTCGTAACCATCATCATCATAATAGTTGCGGCTCATCTCGTAAAGGTTCCCGTTCAGGTAATCGCCCACTACATGCTTGCCGTTAAAGTAAGCATAGCAGTTCGCCCGGTGACGGTCCTGATCTGGCCAGGATGCCCGTTTATGCCATACCTGAGTGGCGGCGTCGTAAACGTAAGTCTTGTTTGCGGTTGGAAAGGTGAGCCAGTAGAAGCTATGCCCTTCAAAGACTTGAAACCAGGCGATTGCATCGGAAACGGTGTCAAATTGTTCAATCTCACGTTCCATCTTGCGAGTTGAAATAATCTGAGGCTGATATCCCTTGCCAATCATAACTTGGCGAGTCCCGGCAAGCCAGTAGACTACGTTATCCCCCTTGGCGACGGAAGCCGGGGCAATACATCCCTGCTCTATCAATCCGCCTTGTATCCTGGCAAAAGGGAACGTGCTTCCAGCGTTATACCAGACTTCAATCGTTTCACTGCCGAAAAGCCATAATTCCCGATAATTCATCATGATCGAAACAAGATTATCGGGCCAGCCCTCGGCACTGGCATAGTCTGTGGCGGTTATGGAAGTGAAATCGTAAAGGCCGGTTAGCCAGAATTGCCCCGTGTTGGGATTGATAAAGGCGCCGTAACCATCTTGATAAGTAAGGGCGGCGGCGCCGGGGAAGTCAGCGTCGGTAATAATCGAAAAGGTATTTGTGGCCATGGTGTAAACCCAGGCATCCTGGCCATCAACAAAACAAACCTGCACCCCGTTATATTCAATCCATACCTTGCCTGTAAATGTGGATATCGTGCCCAACACGGTTACATTGCAGGTTGAAGTAATCCGCAAGGCCTTATTCCCGCAAACGGCGTATAGGAAATTTCCGCCTACACGCAATCCTCTGACTTCGCCTGCCGTGGGTAAACCGGTTATTACCTTAGTGCCGGGCGCTCCCATAAGGATTACCTGTTTATCGGTATCAGCCGCCGCATACCAGTTCACCGGGACCGAAGAGGTATAAGAATCTTTGGCGAAAGGAACTTGCACTATTTACCCTTCCCTTTGCCCTTCTTTCCACCTTTTTTACCGCCACAAGGCATATTGCACCCCCTATTTCTTCTTAATCTTTTTCATCCGGGTTTTTTTAGGAGCATTTACCGCGCTTTCCAGAGCCATGACAATAGGAGACATGTCCTCGGCTTTCTTCCCCTTATTGCGGAGGGCAAGTTTTTTAAATCCCAACTGTTTTTTAATGACAGACATGAATTACCTCGGGAAAAACTGAGTTGATACGTTTTCAATATCACTACTCCACGTTTCGTTAAAAACCTGAGTAGCCTCCAGTTTTAGGCGTTGGGCTTTTTCGGCGGGAACATCAAACTCCAATGCTAAATTATCGGCAAGGCAAACCGACAAAGGTTTTAACCACTCCTGGGGGAAGTCGGGGTCATCATTGACTGAATCAAAATCTTGCACGGGGATAAGTGCAGTCAGGATAAGATAATTTGCCACACTGTCAGTAGTCGGCCAGATATATAGGCGCCCGTTGGTAGTCTGAGGGTCATAGGAATATTGTGTTACCTGGCCAGAAGATGCTTTTGACGGCAATTTGTAATATTCGTGCTTGGCATAGGGTTTTATGTCAAATTCATCCCCGCCAACGTAAATACGAGCGTTTTTGATATTTAATGGCCGCCTGGTTTTTGTGGTATAGGTATGGACCGCATTGCCGGAAGCAGCCGCCCCGGTTAACACGGCAGTCAAGGTAATAACATCGGCAGCGGGCGCCCCGTTGACCGTGGTCCATTGCATGGTCCCGTCGTCAAGTTCAACTCCAATGTAATCAGCATTGGATATGCCATCGTCTGAGGTTACGGTAATAGTCCCGGCCCCGGCGGCGGCATCGGCGGCAAGGGTAGTTGACACCTTGGCAGTGGTGGCATGATCGCCCGTGGGTCCGATTAAATAACTCTGCTGATCGTCTGCCAGGAAAACGTAAACCTGTTTTTCAAGCCATAATCCCACGTTTTTTACCTGCCAGTTTTTGATCATCTGATTAAGGGCGATTTTGGCTACGTCATAATCGTCTGCCGATGGCGTTTCGCCCGATCCCAGGACGCCGCATATCCTGAGACCCCGGTGGATAATCTGTATTGCCGTGTTGTTATAGTCATAGCTATTGGAAGTGGTCATAAGTCATCCGCCGTTATATCGCCAGCCTCAACGTAATATTCTTCCGGCTCGGGACGTGCAACCGGGACCGATATCTGATAATCAACTCCGGTTACAAACTCTTGAGGGTGCTGGGGTTCAAAATCCCGTGGGCATACCCACAAACCATCGTAAGTTCGAGTCATCTGTGACCGTCTGAATTTAAACCGGCATCGGTCACATATCATATAGTAATTGCCGGAGATATATTTATCTGCCATTGTTATGGCCTGATTGTAAAGGTGATTTTCACGTTAGCGGCATTACTAAAGGTGCATTCTGAAAAATCTACCCAGGGCTTAATCTTTGCCCCATCGCAATTCCAGAACCATCCGACTTCGCCGCCGTCCAGAGAAGTGATTGTGAACCCTGGGTCCGAGGTGGTTCCGGCAACCCTTTCCTGAATCCGCAAGACATCATTGGCCGCAGACGGTCTAAATACCACTGACACAATTTCAATCGGATAGGAGCAAGTCCAGTCGGCGGCAATTCCAGACACTTCGAAAGTGCATTTCCCAAGACTGCTTTCAGTCGCCATGTCATTTCCTATTGCGCCCTGGCACGATTACCAGGGCGCTTATCTTGGTTAAGTTAGACCGCACGAGGCAGAGAACAGGTATCAGCCGCCGGGGTCGGATGTCCGACGATCTTGATTTTATCCCTGTCATCGACATCCCATTTCCCGGCAGCCGCCAGGGGACCGTTGTAAGCGTAGGAGTCCCGCACAACGATAATACCCTGGGTCAAATCGGCCACTAACTTAAACACGCCACTTTGAATGGTCCCGTAGTTTGTGGACGTGCTGATAAAAGCGCATCGATTGAATTCCACAAACTCATCAATACTCGTGGCAGCAGCAATTTTCACCAGGGGGTGATTCGTAGCGTGTTCAATGCGCCGAAAAATCCGGCAATCATCAAAAAAAACATTTTTCACCGTGCTGGCCATGAGAATCTCGCTATTTGCGGCGGTCCCGGCATCGACGGTGTTCAGGCCTATCCAGCATTTGTCGAAAAGGGTTTCTTCTACCCCGTTCAAATAAAGGCTGTAAGCCCCAGCGGTATCCATAGTAGCGTGGCCAATACCTGCAATATGGCAGTTGCGGAACACATTGCGGTCGCCGGTGACTTGCACTGCTCCGGTAGGGTTGGCACTGTTTACCCCGGCAAAAAACTGAATATTCTGGATCAGGCAGTTATCGGCGGATAGGGTGAACAGGTTGGAGGCAGTGACATAGGTAGATATAAAAGCTACACGGGCCCGCTGGCTCATTGGCGAACCTGAACATACCCCGATTAAATGCACCCCGTCTTTATTCCAGTCCAGGGTTGAAGATTGATAGTCGGTGGTATAGGCCGCCGTGTTGCTCTCGGAGAACAGGTAGACCACATCATTCTGATCGGCAGTAGCCAGAGTTAAGGCTTGCGCTAAAGTCTTAACGGCCCGGTCCGGCCTCTTGCCACTGTTGCTATCACTACCAGTATAGGGCTTGACATAAATAGCCTTGCCCTGAGTAACCGGGGGCAGCATCATAGTATTCATGCCCATTCCGGGCCATACCGCTTGTAAATTACCGTATCCCATTGCTTTTAGACTCCTATGAGCGTGGGGGAAGCATCCCTGCCACCCCCACCTAAAAGGTTAATGGTTAAGCACCAGGTGAACCGTATACCCCACGGGGATCGGTCCAACCGAAAGAATACCGCTCATACCCACGGGCTTTCAGGTTGTGGGTATCGAAATCGTTATCCTGGTCAAATTCGATGCCTACCCGTTGATAGTGAATCAAGCCACGGGGAGCATTAGTTTTGATAAAATATGCGTCGGAATCGGAAAGGTAGTGATTCAGAATGACACCGCCGGGGAACGTGCCTTTCAGGACATTGACGGCATTATTTGCGGTGTCATTCTGGAGGTCACTTTTCAAAATCCGGTTCGCATCATACCACAGGTTGGCCGGAACGATAAGGCTTTCAGGCATGATATTGATTTTCATACCCCGGTCATTCGTTGCGGTCATAATCAAAACAAGCAGGTCTTCCAGGGCGGTTTCACTCAGATCGGCAGCCGTGGCAAGTTCATTGGCCCAGGTGCCAGCGCTGGAGGTATGAGTGGTGGCGATAAGCTCAATACCATCGCCGCCAGTATAGGAAGAGTTGAAGGCACGGTTGTAAATATTCGCCGCAACCGTTTCTTTAGTCTGGTTAAAAGAGAATGCCAGGGCACTGACTCTCTGTTTACTGACTTCCATATACAGGGAATCGTCAACGTCTTTCCGGGTCACGATATACCCCAGCATATACTCAACGTGGGTATAGCGAGAGGTATAGCCCTGGGTTTCAGTATCATACGGGGTAGAAACAGGATTGGCAGCTGCCAGGCCGAAGCCGGTGAGTTGCACATCCTCCTCATACCGTTGGCGAGAGGTATCAGTCTCAAAGAGATCGACATACTCTTTCTTGTGCTCGTTATATTTGCGGCCCCACCAGGCTTTTACACCGGGCCACAACGACTTGGGGTGAGACGGAATAATAGCCATTGTTTAGCTCCGTTATACGCCAGTGAGGTAGCGGTTAGCGTGAAGGTTAATGGACACAAGCCAAACGGCGTTTGTGCCAATGGAATTATTCGGGGTATTATATAACCCGTGGATACGCAGTTGCAGGGTGTTAGTAGTGTTGGCCGTATTGCTATCCAATTCTACCCCGCTTTTACCGGTAGCAGTGGAGCCACTGCCGTCAACAAAATCAGCATTGTTGCCGACATCAGTGGCAGCCAAGGTGGAAGTATCGGAATCCTCCTGCATTTTGAATAGAAGGTCCGGGTCAGACGCAACGTGAACGTAACGGGCTGTAGAAGCAGCTCTGTAGGTCAGGCTATCGGCGGTAGTAGGTTCAACGGCCACAATAGCACCGAAAATATAATTTCCACCACCGGCGGTGGCTTTGGTCACGGTCATAACACCGTCAGAATCGGCAGAACCGGCCATATTGACCGGATCACCAATATACAGGGCGGTCCCGTCCGTGGCGGGGACATAGCACCGGGTATACGCCCCGGTGTATGGTCTGCCGTCACGGTATTTGACGGGAATAAGCCCAAAAGCAGCGTCAACATTTGCCATAATTTAACCTCGTTGGCTTTTGATTGAAAGGTTTCCATATCCTGTGCCGGGGGGTAAATTTGTTCCCTCGGCTACTTTAGTCCGATAGATCGTTTTCTCAATTTCGTCAATTTCTTCCTGTTTAATGGCTTGGTCGATGAGGTGCAAGTCTTTGTCCTTTCTCATAAGATACCCTAACATCGGTGCGCCATTCTCTGACCGGCCGACGATTCTACTTTCTCGCGAATCGATGCCGGTGGTAGATTCAAGTCCAGCCTCGGAGTTGCCAGTTATTTGCTCTTTATCGACAAACTCATATCCGGCGGCCTGAGCATCTGTCAGACGTGAACCGTCATCATTAAAATAGCGATAGTTATAGTTGTCATCCTGAGTAACTTGAACTA